GCGGCGCGCGCAGCTGGTTGTCGAGGTCAGTCAGCCTGTCGTTGACCGCCAGGTCCGTCTTCTCGAGGGCGAAGCCGTACGCGCCGATGAGCGCCGAGCCGGTCGACAGACCGCAGAACGGGAACGACAGCTGGCGCTCGGTGCTCGGGGTGCCGGCGGCGGCCGTGACCGTCGCGGCGCCGATCGTGATCGTCTGCCCCGCCGTCGGCGCGACACCTGTCAACAGCTGGATCCACAGCTTCGTGGCCGTCGTGCCGCTGTCGCGCGCCAGCACCTGACCGGTGCCGCCCGTCCACGAGCAGGCCACGCCCTCGGCGACCGTGCCGCTGCGCGGCGTCGTGACGGCGACCTCGTGGGTGATGCCCCGGAACAGCTCGCCGTTCAGGCCGTACAGCGTCTCGGCTGACCCGCGGCGCGAGACCCACTTCATGCGCTCGTAGAACTGGTTGATCGAGCGGCCGCCGCGATCCCAGCGCGAGTAGTACGGCTCGACCACGGTGTCGTCGTTGACGTCGATCGTGTTGTAGCCCGCGGTCAGGTTGGTCACGTCCGACCATCCCGCCACCGTGCCGATGGCCGTCTGGTTGTTGAGGTCGTTCGCCGCGGCAAGCGCCGCGACGTTGATGCCTCGGCCGGTGCCGTTGATCTTGAACTCGCTGTACTGCTTGCCCCACTCGCGCGTCTGCACCAGCAGACGGCGGCCGTCGATGTCCGCCGACGCCGTGCGCACCTTCACCAGGAACCGGTGGCTGATGCCGTTGTCGGGGTCCGGGTTCAGGCCCAGCGCGCTCGCGCCGAAAGGCGTGGTGTTCCAGAAGTCGTTGGCGATGATCGCGCCGTTCTGCACGATCTCGACGTGCGTGCCGACTGGGGCGATGACGTTCAGGCCGTCGTAGATGACCGCGCCGCCGCTCTGAATGATCGAACCGCCGAAAAGGTGCTCCGCCGCGACGTCGTCGATGTTGAACCCGTTAAGCAGCTCGATGATGGTCTCGAACAGCTTGTCCGACGGCGTCTCCTTGCTGATGTCGAGCAGGTCGTCGCCGGTCGAGTTCTCGTCGTCGGCCAGGTCTTGCAGCCAACGGTGGAACTCGAGCACGGTGTAGTAGCCCGCGCCGCTCGCTCCGTGCGCCGCGCCGATGTACCGGATGTCCTTGTCGGACTGGATCTCGAAGTCGGTTCCGATTGGCATAGTTCACCTCAATCAGGCTGCTGGGCAATGAACGAAGACTGAGCCGCGGGGCCAAGCGTGACCTGCGTTTCAAAAGGCTTGTAGCGCGGCTCGGAGGTGGCCTTGCGCACCTTGACGCGCAGGGTGTTGTTCGGGCTGCCGGTGGCGTAGTAGTCGAGCGTCAGCGCGACCTCGGAGCCCGCCGCAACTCCCTCGGCGTTGGCGCTCGGCAAGGCGAGACTACCGTCACCCGCCCGCTCGATTCGGTAGCGGCTGCCGGGGACGAGGTTCGTGAGGGTGACGGTGGTTGTTCCAATGGCGTCGGTCGGCCCCTTTGCCACCGAGTACACGCCCAGCCCCTGCATCGAGCACGCCTTGACACTCTCGTTGACCACGCGCGTGTACTGCCGCGTGAAGAACACGCGGCTCTGTGTCACTGGGAGGGCAACACTCATGCGATGGTCAACTCGGGGTTGATGAAGAACGTCTGAGTCACCGTCGGCTCGCGCATGGCAACCAGTCGTGCCTCGATCTCGGTGTTCTGCTTGACCGATGCTTGCGTCGTGATCTCCAACTTCCTCGGGACATGCGTACCGTTGAACGTGCCTGACTGGTCCGTCCACGCCTTGCCCGACGACGGGAGCGCGGCCGTGCTGAAGGCGTTGGTCGACTCAAGCCGCAGTTGCCCAGTGGCGTCGGTGTAGGCAATGTGCAGGACGAGGTGCGAGAAAGTGATGAGGTGGTCGTACAGGTCGTCGAGCTTGAGTTCAAGCGCGAGCGTGCGAACGCCGTCCGCGAGGATGTTGGTCTTGGTGAGAGAGATGACCTCGACCGGCAAGTCTTGCCTGATGGCGTTGCCGTTGGCTGCCGCGAACAGCACCCGGTAAGACCAAGGCGTGCCGTCGGGCAAGTAGGCGTCGGAGACGGGAAAGCCGCCAGTGTCGTTCCACTCCACCATCACCGAGGCCGTCTCCATGCGCATCGTGCGCTTTGGTCCGACGCCCTGCATGAAGATGCCACCACCCTTCTCCGGGTGGATGCCAGCGGCAGACTGCGCGCCTACAAGGCCGAGGATCGCCGCTGGAATGCGCATTCCACGCACGTTGCGAACGACGGCCGCAGAGTTCCACGTAGCGAAGCTCGAAACGTTCATCTGCACCGGCTCCATGCCGGGGTTAATGGTGATGGCCTCGGTGTCGACGACCTCGACGCGAGTCTCGTTGGATGCCACGGCTGTCCACAGCACAAGCGTCGAAGGCGTGCCGGTGAAAGCCGTCCACTCAAACTTGCACGAGTCGATGATTGTGGTCATCGAGGTAAAGTTACCGCTTGACTGAACAGGTGGCTTGAAGTCGTTGCGCTCGAATCTGAACCAACACTCGCGGATGTTGACAGTGCCCTGATTGGCCGCAATAGCAACTCTGTTTACTGTTGTGGCGCCGTTGGTAGACGGCTCGGTGAACTTGATGCGTTGAAGGGTGCAGCGCATCTGCGAGGCGTTCGGAACGGCGAAGTCGCAAGCTGCAGTGCCCGTGCCGTCGAAAATGACCTCGAGGTTGTACTTTGACCTCGACGCCAGCGCGATGCGCTGATTGACGCCGTTGAAGTTCCACGCTGCGGACGCCCCCCCATCATTGCGAAGCCTTATCGTGAAGACGCCGGAGTCCCCGGGCCACACCGTGCCGTCGTCCCACAAGTACAGGTACTGCGCAGCCCATGTCGGCATGGTCGACGACACGTTGCGGGCGATGATGATCTCGTGCCCGTTAGACCTGATGTTCAGGACATCGTTGACCGTGACCGCAGTGTGCACGACGAGCGGGCCGGCGTTGGCTGCGGTGTAGATGGCACCATACGCACGAATAGCGACGGCAGAGGGCCAGATCGTCGCCGCCTGATTGACGAGGTAGCCCCACACACCGGACGCGCCACCAGCGAACTGGGTAATGGTCGGGTTCCACGCGCCAGTCTTGGTGATGGCGACCGCGCTATTGCTCGCATGGTTGAGGTGCGTAGACCCGGCGCGGGTCATGATCTGCACCGTGGCCGCAGGCGCCCCCGTGCTCGGGCCGCGAGCAAAGTTCAGGTTGCGAAGTTGCGGCGTCGTCGTGGAGACGCCTGAACCGACGGTGGTCGTCGAAGCGTTGATGACGGTGGCAATGTTGTTCGCCGTCGCGTCGAGACTCGCGCCGATGTTGAACTGGTTGCCCGTCGCGCCGCTCGCCACTGCGGTAAGCGTGACACCCATGACGACCAACGTGTCGCTGGCCGACGGCTGCCCGACAAGCACGATGCTGGCAATGGCCGGCGTAGCAAGCCCCGTCGCCTCGCCGTCGCCCTCTTGGGCCACACCCCATGTCGGCGTCGCCGTGTACGTCCCGTAGGCGCCGTGGTCGCAGTAGAAGTCAGCCACGAAGCACCCCCTCTGCCCAATCCGCGCTCACAACGCCCTGCTGCTCCAGCACCATCCCGAGCGCCTGCACACCGGCCTGCGTGCGAGGGTCGTCGAGCCAGATGCTGGTGCCGTCCGGCTCGGGCGTCGCAAGCTCCATCTTCTTGACCCACGCCTCGACCTGAAGCGACTGCTTCGCCATCGCAAGGATTGCCCCGTAGGCCGCGTCTCCAAGAAGTTCAATGAACTCCAGCTTGGTGACGCGACGACGCCCGCCATAGACGGTCGGCACGGGCTCTGGCTCGGGCTCGATGGCCGTGTGGTCGTGCGCAGCGAACGGAAACAGATCGAGGTCGAGCGGCTCGGTGTGCCAGTAGCGGTACACCTCGGCGCCGTCGCTCTTGCGCGTGACTCGGTACTCGTTCATCGGAGGATCGGGGGCAGTTGGTAGCGGGCGCGCTCGGACTCATACGCCTTGCGGCAGTGGTCCTCCTGCCAGAAGAACACGACGTCGACGAGCGCGGCCAGCACGGTGCCGTGCGGCTCGCCCTTCAGGTGCAGGCGCCACAGGCGCGACGAGGTCGACTCGTCAGGGTAGCCGCCGAGCAGCGTGTTCAGGAGCTGCGTCAGGGCGATCAGGATGCTCTTGAAGTAAGACACGTTGCTGGGCCTCCACTACTTACCGAAGCCGGCGCACCGTCTCTTCCTGACGACGCCACAGGTCCTCTTTGGACTCCGGCTCCGGGCCCCGAATGACCTGATGGATCACCCGAGGAGCTTGGCGATCTCGGCTTTGGCGTTGGCGATGCGCACCTCGAGGGCTTCAGCCTCCTCACGCAGCGCGGTCGTCGCCGCCTCGACCTTGTCCTTCTCGACCTGCGCGTCGTGCAGCGCCGCGGCAGCCTGGGCCGCAGCGACCGACGCCTGCTGCTTGGCTTCCTCCGCGCGCCGGCGCTCGGCCTGCAGCTCCTTGAGCTGGTCATCGAGAGCCTCGAGAGACTCCTTCGCCTGGCGCTCTGCATCGCGAGCCTTGGCGACGTCCTTCTCCGCCTGCTGCGCCGCTTCCGCCGCGGCGGCCTGCGCCAGCTCGGAGGCGAGCTTCTTGGCGTCGAAGTCCTTGAGCTCCTCGACCGCCTGTCGCTGCTTGGCTTCCCAGTCAGCCTTGGCGTCGGAAATCGACTTGCGAGCAGCCTCGAGCTCTTCGAGCGCGGCGCGCGCGGCCTTGGGGTCGGTGACCAGCTCGATCACCTTGAGGAACGTGAGCGCGTCCGAAGCGGCCGAGCCCGAGTGGAGTAGCGAGATCATGGTTCAGCTCCCGATCAGGTGGACGAGATGCACGCGACGCGGTAGCCCGGGCGCACGCCGAAGAACTCGGTGGCGCCGGCCGGCAGCCGCTGCGAAGTCGCGGCCGCGGTGGGGTTCGTATCGGGGCCATTGGCCCGGAACTCGACCCGGCACGTCACGTCGGTGTGCAGCCGCACGAACCGCGTGTTGCCCGAGAACGAGGCCGACGCCACCGAGGCGCCGCCAGGCACGAGCTGCTGCACCGCGATCGCCGGCTCCTGGCCGACGAGGATGACGTTGCCGCGCGCGTCGAGCGCCAGGCTGTCGTACTCGGTGATGTCCAGTGGCATTGAAGTTCCTTTCTAAGGCATGTCGGGCCAACGTCGATTGCCTTTGGACATGTTGTCTCGGCGCTCAACGACAGCCAAATTGTCGTGCGTGTGCAGCCCGCAAACCGTGCGGCCGCGCAACGGAACCAGGTGGTCCACTTCCACCTTCATCCCCTCATCCCGGCACTTTCGCGCCAACGCGTACACGGCTTCTACTCGTTCTGGATCCATCCACGACGGTGTAGCCCGCAGCTTTTGCGCCTCGCGCTCCATCACCTTCGCCGTGGCGTACCCCGGATTCCTGCGGTGCCAGTCCCTGATGATCTCTTTCCAGCGATCGGGGTTCTTCGCCGCCCACCGACGGGAGGCTTCATTCGACCGTGCCCGGTTTTTGGCCCGCGACTCCCGGCCAATCGCCGCGGCGCACGGGCGGCAACGGAAGTTAAGGCCGTCCGACGCATGCCTGTCCGCCCCGAAGTGCTCGAGCGGCTTTTGCTCCTTGCACCTGGTGCAGGTCTTCATACGCCCTTCCCGTCGGGCGAGGCCTTCGCCTTGAACATCAGCTCCGACGCCATCAGCTCCTTGTCGGTGCGCTGCTTGAGCGCGGTCTGTGCGAGCTGGGCGTTGATCTGCTGCACCGTCGTCTGCTGCGCCTGCGCGAGCTTGAGGATCTCGATGTCGCGCTGCTGCTGCAACTGCATCACCCGCAGGCGGCGGTTCTCGACCTCGGCTTCTCTGAGCACCTCGGTCTCCTCCGCGCGGTTCTGCGCCACCGCCTCGGCCTGCTTCATGCGCGCCTCGGCGTTGATCAGCGCCGCCTCGATCCTCGGGTCCTTCTGCTGCTGTGCAGCCTCCTGGATCCGCTGGATCTCCTCGTCGGTGTTGAGGATGTCGTGCGGGTCGATGTGCTGCGACTTGAGCACCTTCTCGAACAGCTTCTTGAGATTGATCAGCGGCCCGAACGCCGGCGACGTCGCCGCCTGCAGCAGCTGCACGTAGGACTGGTTCTGCAGGTCCTTGGCGATCAGCGCCGTGCTGCCGCGCGCGTCGACCTCGAAGTCGCCCTTGACCTCCTCCTTGTCGGAGTAGGCCATGTTGAAGTCGTAGTAGCGGCGGATGTGCGGCTTCGTGAGCCGGTCGTCGAAGACCTTTACTCGCCGGCGCAGCACCACGTCGGCGCTGTTCATCAGCAGCTGCGTCGTGCCAACCGTCTCCGGCGCCGAGCCGAGGTCGCCTTGCGACAGCATCGGCTGTCCGCTGCTCTGGTCGCCCAGGCGCTGCGCCATCTCGATGATCCCGGCGAGCTCGCTCTGGTGCGAGCTGAACTCGACCGCGCGGAACACGTTGTTCGGGTCGATCGAGTCGTCGATGATGTCCCAGAACTTGAACGGCCGCAGCACCCACTGACCGTCGGCCGGCTTGATGCCGCGTCGGTTCGCCAGGATCTGAGGACCGGCGGTGATGCCGCTGTTATCCATCATCTGGCGCCAGGCCGCGTTCGTCGCCGCCTGCTCCGCGCGCATGAGGTACGGCTGCCCGAGGCCGCGCACCTTGCCCGTCACCGGGTCCCAGGCAAAGAAGTCGTAGGGCAGCTCACCGCGATCAAGGGGGTTCGGGTACGCCCGCACCACCGTGTCGTTAATCATCTCGACGCACATGCTCACGATGTCCGCCGGGTCATTGGGCACGGGCAGCCCCGCCGCCTCGAGATCCTTGCGGTCGATCTCGCCCCAGTAGATCCAGTGGTAGTAGAGCTTGTTGTCCTCGGAGATGAGGTTGCCGTCGAGGTCGCGCGACGACTCGATGTTCAGCGGCAGCGCGGCGCTGCGCTTCGGGCCTTCCTCGAGCACCTTGACCAGCTGCTCCTTGAGGTAGTTCTCCTCCTTGAGCAGCTGACGCACGCGCTTCTCAACCTTGCGGTCGAGCTCGAAGATGCCTGTGCCGTTCTGGATGTCGTCGCCGCAGTCGGGGTCCTCCCAGACGTTGCGCGGGTCGACGCGGTACGACGCCGGGCGCAGGTTCTCGACCGAGGCCAGGGCGTAGACCTGCTTCACGGCGCCGGTCTCGGGGTCCTGGACAGGCTTCTGCCTCCAGACCTTGTTGACCTTCTTGATGACGATCGGGCCCTTGAGCACGCCCGTGCCCATCACAGCCGAGTCGTGGATCGCCTTGCGCACCTCGCCCAGGTAGTCACCCTCGACCAGCTGGTCCGAAATCTCGGTGGTCATGCCCTTCGCCGCGGCGTTGGCCACGCGCTGCGCGGCCTTGGCGATCTCGCGCTTCTCGATCGGCTGGCCGACCTGCGGGTCGTCGGTGCGAGCCCCCGTCTCGGGGTCGATCAGCACCGGCTGGCCGGTCGTCGGGTCGACCAGCACCCCATTGTCCTCGAGCGCACGCGCGCCCTCCGGGTCCGGGGTGGGCTTGATCGCCCAGTTCTGGTCGTCGTTGGGCAGGACGATCTCGGTGAACCGAGCCTCGCCGGCGTTCGTACGCTGGCGCGTCACGCCGACAAACAGCGTCGATCGGGTCGGCTTGACGTCCCGTGCGCCAACGAGGCCGCCGCCCCTCTCCACGCTCTCCATGAGCGACGTGTGATGCCGGGTGGCCCAGTCGCGCATGTGGTACGCGTCGAGGTCCTTCTCGACCTCACGGTCCCAGCCTGAGTTCGTGCGCGCGCGGATCCACTTGTCGCGCGTGGCGGCAAGCGAACGGCCGAGGGTCTCGAGCTTCTCGGCTCGACTCAGCTCCTCGGCGACAGCGTCACTGTCCTCGAAGTCGTCCCGTTTCGGTTCGTCCAAGTTTCAGGCCCTGAAAAAGGTGGCGGCGACCTGCGCAACGCCGGCCGCCGCGGCGCCACCATTGCCCCCCGGCAGGCTAGGGGGTAGGCACCCCATCGAGTGCATCTCAGTAGCCCGCAAGCTCGTCCAGAACCCCGAAGGACGGGGCCGGCATGGAGGCGCCTGCCAGAAGGCCGGGTTTCGCTTCGGCCTCGGCGATCTCGTTCATCGTCCGGGCACGACGAAGCATCATGAGAGCATACCGAGTCGCCGAAATCAAATCGTCGTCCTCCTTGACGATCACCCCGTCCTTGCGGTGGTACTGGCGCATCTCCTCGAAGAAGTCGGTCACCGTCGAGAACACACGCAGCCTGCGCGTCTGCATGCGCTCGTACATCAGGCTCACGCCCGCCTCGACCGAGAAGCCGCCCGCCTTGCCATCCGCCGTGGGCTCGAACTGCGCGCGCTCGGCGAGCATGTTCATGCCGAAGCCGGCGTACTGCTTGTAGAGCACCTGGCCGGCGCCCTTGTCTCTTTGGAGCCCGTCATGCGGCCATGCCCAGGGGGTTTTGCTCTGCCCCTTGGCCATGACGACCATCGCCTGCTCGGCCGCGCTCTTGCCCTTCATGCGCCAGCCGTCGTAGAGGTACACCGTGTCGGTGTCGCGGTCGTGCGCCAGGCAGGCAAACGCCGCCGGGTGGTCGATGCCGAAGTCGATGCCGTTGATGCGGGCCCAGTGCGGCGGGATCTGGAACGGCTGGACGGTGATCGCCGACTCCGCGATCGGGAACACCTGGCCCGAGCCCATCATCGGGATGCCGCGGGCGCGCGCCTCGCGCTCGTGCTCCGGGTACGCCGCCACGATGGCCGCCTTCTGCTCCGGCGTATAGTGGTCGACGTCGTCGATCGTCATAGAGACCACCGCGGTGCCGGCGGGCTTCTCCTTGAGGAACCTCTTGACCACCGCGGACATGCCCAGCAGAGGGGTGAAGGTGATGAACAGCGGGCCCCCCGTGGTGTTCGTCCGGGTCAGCGCCTCGGAGTACACGTCGATCGGCGGCTCCTCGTCCATCCACACCCCGTCGAGGGTGTCGGCCTGCCACTTCGTGCGGCCCTGATCGTACGAGTTGAACTGGATGACCGACTCACCGCCGTACTCGTTCTTGACGGTGATCGAGCTGACGGCGTCGGGCACGCCGGGCTTCATCGACCAGCCCTTGACGTGGCTCTTCGGGATAGCCCCGGTGCCCCACTCCTCGCGCTTCTCGGGGGGCCCAAGCAGCAGCCGCTGAATGCCCTTGCGCGTCAGCTCCGCCGACTCGGAGCCGACGATCCAGCGGGTGGGGCGCCGGAAGCGGTAGCCGGTCCACCAGTCGGGGTAGAGGCCCGTGACGTGCATTGCCACCTCGGCAGCGCCCGAGTAGGTCTTCCCGCAGTTGTGGGTGACAACGAACCCCTCGGTGACGTACAACGCCGAGGGGTGGTCGATCGTGATACACCTGGCCGGCGCTTTGCCGGCGGGGGTGACGCCGTCCCAGCGGTGGTCGAGCGTGCGCGGCTCCCTGGATCTCTCAGGCCTGTGGAGCTTGCGCGGCAGCCTGAACGGCGGCAGCCCGTCTGGCAACCGCAGATCAACGGCGTACGCCTTCAGGCACGGCCGGGTCTCCCCCGTTCGGGGGTGCTTGTACTGCGTGCGGCCGCGAGCGCCGACGCGCGCTTTGCCCCCGAGCGACCGGACAAGGAAGGCGACGTCCTCCGCAAGCCCAGGCGAGCTTGTCCAGAACGTCGAGCGCACGGACCCGCCCCTCGCGACAGAGGAACCGTCCGCGTCCATAAGGCCTTGCAGCAACGCCAGCCGCTGACTCGGGGACGACCAGAGGTACCTTTCGGGCACGCGCTTGTCCTCGCCGCGCTTGCCCCGCAGCCCAAGCTCGTCCAAGGCGTCGAGCAGATCGTTGCGCCTTCCGCGGCCCTGATGCTCTGTGACGATCCGCCAGTCACTACGGTGAGCGCCCGCGGAACGAACGACGCGACACGAGGCCGGGGCCAAGGCGCGTACCTGCTCGATGATGAACTCGTCGTTGCTCGACACCTGGACCGAGTTCTGGGTAAAGCTGCCGTCGCCCAGCAGCACCCCGAGCAAGTACGGGTCGACAGCCAGGTTGGCCTCGGGAAACTGCACGGCGCCGCAGGCGGGCGTCCATTGCCGCAGCTTCAGCCCCATGACTTCGAGTGTCGTGCGCGTCTGCCAGCCGCGCTGCGCCGATCGAGTCACCCAGAGGTGGTCGTCGGTGACCCGGACCTTCAGGTTGCCATCGTCGAATGACACCTCGTAGATGTCCTTGACCCCGAGGTCGTGGACCTTGGTAACCTGGCAGACGCTGCCGTCGCCGGCGATGACGTCGTCGCCTGGTCTGAGCTCCCCGATCGCCCTCCACCCTGTCGGGGTGAGGATCTTGTGGTCGAGCGGGTGGCCTTGGTTCGCGGCCATGAACAGGCGCTCGCGCGCCACGGCGCCGGTCTCGTGGAACTCCCGCTGCTTGGCGTAGGGGCGGTACCCCTGCAGCCAGTTCTCCCGCTTCTTGCGGTCGCGGATTTCCAGCAGCTCCAGCAGCTCGAGCTTGTCCTCGACCGACAGGCCCTCCAGGGCAGAGAGGTCAGGTTGCGTCACAAGTAACTTTCAAAGTCGGCTCGCTGTGTGGATCGGAAGGATCGTTTACCCGGGCGGGGGCGCGGGGACCCGCGAGCGGGTGGCCGGGGGGCCGAAGGCCTAGTCGA